CCATTATTCATTAAATAAGTCATCAAATTTACTAACTGTGTCTTGGTTGCCAGCCGTAGCTGTTTCCAAAGTAAAGTCTGTTTTTTGAGGACTTGTGCTTTCTGGCTTAGTTTCAGCACCTGCAGTAGGAGTACTAGTCTCCTCAGCTCCAGGGTTTAAATAACTTTGTAGTTGTTTTTTAATAAAGTCGTAATCATACTCAGTATGAACTTCAGTAGGATTAGGTTGAGTCTTAATCCATGTATCGACTAAATCATTATTATCAGATAAAGGAGTTTGTTTAGGTTTAATACGAACAGTAGTCTCAGGGTAAGGATTACCTTGTACTTGTTCTACCACCATATCCCATCCGTTAATAACGTCTGTGAAGTCTCCGATATCTTCATCTTCTGCTAAAGCAAGTAATGCTTTATAGATAGTAATACCAAAGCCCCATAGTCTTACACCTTTATCTTCTTCTCCTCTTACAACAACAGGAGCAAAAACTCTGGTTTTAGGGTTAAGTTTACCTGATAGAGACCAATTATCTTTATCGTTAGTTTTTCTTAGTTCTTTAACGAACTCTTCGATTGGGTCTTGCTTACCAAAGTTTGATAAGGCTACCATCGGGTACTTTCCTACTCCGTAGTGAAATTTTAATTCCTTAAACGGAAAAGTAGGATCATAAGCAGAAGGTACGATACGTACGGTTTGCTTACCTAGTTCAGGTTTCCAAAATATTTTTGAATAATCTGTTTTCTCTCTTTGCTGGCCGCTATTATTTAACGTATCCAGCTTTGCGCGTATAGCATTTAAATCCATATAACTAATTTATTTATAACGTTTATTATAATATAAGAACTATTTTTTAGTTCTCCAACTCTATTATCTTGTAAAGTTTAGTGTTTACTCTTTTAAGTTCTGGCCCTTTTGTAAGTAGTATACAGTTGCGGTAATCTAACCAGTTTATTCTATAAGAAGTATCTAGAACACCTCCATTTAGTTCTTTTATTAATGTATTAAGTGCATTAATCGTATAGAGAGTATTTGATTCTTTTTTACGGTGTACTAAAATAGTATTTTCTAAAAAAGACCCTACATTGCCGAAATCCACATTATAAGTACATATATACTCATCTTGGCTTTTTGAATAAAGAACAAAGATTTTGTTATATATGATTTTATACCTTTCTTTGACTTGCTCAAGGACTGAATCTAAAGTATCTTGAGTAGCAAAGGTACAGAAAAGTTTATTGCTCATATCTTCATTTAAATAAATGGGATCGATATCATAATCGAAACCTTTTACGATAGCTTCTTGTATCATATATAAATATCTTTACTGTTTATAAACACAGATCTTTTGAGTATTTAAATTTAACTGGGTATTTTCCATCTTCTTCTAAGATCTCTTTAATTTGTTCCAAGGTTTCTTTACCGTCTTCTTTATCAAAATCAAATAATAACGCATCGTAAGTATATAAAACTATATTAGTCTTTTTATTCTGTAGATACCTTAGTACTTCTTTTAATATAAGAATATTTCTTGAAGTCTCTAACGATTGCATGATATAGTTCATTAACTTTTGAGGATTCATGTCTTTTAACGCTTTAGTGAACGGTTTATTACTAATTGGCGCCAAGACTCTTCCGTTAGTTTCGTATTCGGTCCATAGACCTTTGATAAATTCATCGATTTTTGTAAACACTTCGAGAAAAGCGTATTTCTCCGGGATTTTTCCGTAAATTGCATGAAAGTTAATCTGTTTTGCTTTATCATATTCTTCTTCTGTAATTTCTTCTTTGTTAAAGTACTGTTTAGCTAACTGTTTATGAGCAGACTCATTAGTTAGCGCATAATCAATCTGATCACAAAGTAAACGCAAGTGATAACCGTCAAAATCAAACTCAATAAAGTAGTCGTTTTGAGGTCTGAAGCTTTTTCTATGTTGTTGAGACTTAGGAATAGCAGCGAAATTAACGCTATTAAAAGCATTAGTTGGTCTGGAGGTAGCATTATATAAATTGTATAAAGTTAATACTGAATTATCTATAGTGTTGTATAAAGGGTTATTAGGATTGAACATTTCAATATAGTTATCGTAGAAAACTCCCAAACCTGATTGCTCTAATAAGTAAAATACATTAGTAGCGGTTTTATTGTAGAAATTAAATCCTTCTGGAATACTGTATCCTATAACTTCTTTAACTTGATCATATTTTTTTGAACTTATTTCATAAAGTTTTGAAATTGGAATTAACTGATTTACTTTATCAAAACTTTTAAATTTACTATAAAAGTAATTTAAAGCATTACTTTCCGAGGTAAATTCTAATCTATCAAATTTTACCATAGAGTAAAGTAGTGATATATCTATAGCATCCTGTAAGTTAAAGTGGTAGAGTAGTTCTTTTTTATTTAAAGTATATAGCTTACTTGCTTTTTTTAAAATAGCATAGACACGATCTTTTGATACGTTTAAACCTTCGCTATGATTAATAGGAATAATATACCCATGGTCAGAACCTAAAAGTCTAAGGTAGATTGCAACAGTAGAGCTAAGTTTAGGGTGAAAGTAGTTATTAGTAGGTATAATATCTACATAAACTCCTAATCTAGCTAGTTTCTCTAGACTAATTAATTTTTCTTCTTGCTCTACTATATAAAACACTTATAACCTTTTTTATAATATAAGAAAAATTATATAGCTATCAAACTTTTATGTAGCTCTAAGGTTTCTGTTTCGATTTCCTCTATTATCTCTGTATTGAGGAGCTTCTATAACTCTATTGTTTCGACTTCCTGCAGTAGCAGCTCCTGCTCTTTGACTATACCTACCAGTTTGATTTGAAGAATTAAGTCTTCGATAAGCATTAAATCTATCTAAAACATCGTTTCTAATATCCGAGGTTTCCTCGGGATAAGTTCCTACATTATCTCTATAAACGAGTTTTTGTTCTTTCCATATTTTTATAATAATTGATCTTAATTCAGGTTTTCTGTTATCTCTACCTCTTAATAAAGCTAAAGCAGCTCTACGTTCACTACCAGATAGTTCTATAGCATCGTAGTTATTTGAAGGATCAGGTATATCGAGTTCTCTTTGTATATTAGCTTGAGTTATTCTTTTAAGAGTCGTTCTACCTGAATAAGTTTTATTATCTCTAGTCCATTGAGCATACAGTGCTTTGGATGTTAATCTTAATCTCATTCGAGTATTCAACTTAGAATCATTAACCCATCCTACCATTTCTTTAGGAGTAAATTTGTATGGTTCATCTTTATCGTTTTTCCATTTAAATTGATGAAATAAACTTCTAAATAAAAGAACTGCTTTTTCTTCATCTCTTCTTTGATCTAATCTTCTTTTTTTCCTTTTATTTTTAGCCCCTGAGCTCATTTCTACAATATTTTGAACCCATTTGCCTTCTTGACCGGACATATCATTAAGTATCTCATTAAATGCATTTTTGCGTTTTTGCTGTTCCTGTTCTTCTTCAATTTTCCTTAGTCTACCTTCTTCTTCATTCTTTAAAGATTCTTGTTCAGCAGTTACCTGATCTTGTTCAGCAAGCAGATCTTCTATAGACGCTGATACATTGCCCAGTATTTCATCAGCAGCTGTAAAGTCCCCAGCTAAATCATCTGCAAAATCTAAATCTAATTTAGGAAGTTGAGGTAATTCTAATGTGTTAGAACCAAATCCTAAATCTTCTATTTCCTCAGCTTTATCATTTAAATCTTCTTCAGGTTCAGGTAAATTTACTATCTCAGGATCTCCTGAGTAATCATCTAAGCTTTCTAAAAGATATTCTATTTTATCTTCTAAATAATCACTTATACCGGGTATGGTAGATTCAGCTTGAGCTAGTACATCTATGTTGTTATTTCTAACTCCAGGGTAGATATATTTTTTTATTTGAAAATCATCTGCTTTACCGAAAATATACCATGAAATAACGAATGATCTTTTATATCTTAAAGATCTAAATTCTACATAATCATCCTGGCTTACTTCTATTATTTCACTATTTCTAATATCAAATAAAAAATATCTATCGATAGTTCCTCTTTTATAATCTTCTAAAAGTGGTCTTGGTCTGAATCTTACTATTACTGGTTCAGAATCTTCTTCTATTGGTACTTCATTTGATACGAATACTGCTTTATCAAAATCACCTTTTTCCAAATCTTCTTTATTCATTGCAAATACTTGAAGATTTCTGGTAGTAAATACTTCGACATCTTTATTGCTCAACGTAACTCCAGGTACTCCAGATTTTTTACTTCCAGCACCCCCAATACCCAACGTTTTATCTACCACACCAAATACCTTATTCAAAAGCTTATCTATAATTTTGTTAAGGTCAAAATCTAGATCGAAACCTGGCGGTAACTTTTTTCGCATGGATTTAGGTAGGTACATATTATGCTGTTTTATCTTTAAAGTTTTCTACCTTACTTTTAATACTACTTTTTAAATTTACTGTGTTAAAAGTTTTAACTACTCTTTTAGGGTCAGGTTCACAAATACACATATACGCAGTTATATCAGTAGTCCAAGAATTACTTTGAATAGAATGATTTATACTTTTTATTATAAATCCAGCAGTATCATTTATATAACCAGGAAGTATACCATCTTGTAATTTAAATCCTTGACCTATAAGTAAACCTGCTATTCCCTGCATAGTAAAAGAAAGTTCGAATGGAAGTATTCCAGGGTTAGGGTTTGTTGCCAATTGTATATCTTGTTTGCTTATAAAGTTATGAATCTGTTCTAAACTATCTCCATCTGATTTACTAAAAGATCTACCTCCAACAAAACTTTCAACTACTTCCTCTATTTTACTTATTTTATCTTTATACTCTTTACCGCTTTCTTCAGTAGATTTTTGATCTTGTGCTTTAAGATCACCTTTAAATCTATCAGTCAACCCTGCATTAAAAGAAAATAATGGCAAGCCTTTATTATCAATGTCAGTAGCAGATTTTTGTGCAGCAATAGCCATCATATTCATGATATCATTACTTATTTTAGAAGTAACACTAATATTAGATAATAATCCTCCTTTGCCATAACATGGTAATATATTCCTTCTTATATCTTTTGATGTTGGAGTAGTTTTTCTATCTACTATAAATAAAGTTGCAGGTTCAAATGTATCTTTTGTTTCATAATTTTCAAGGTAATGAAAATCAAATTCGTTTATTCCCCCTAAAGCAGGTTGAATTTTTTTAAAGATATTTTTTACATAGTCAACTATTGTTCTATCTTCTTCAGGAGCATCTGATAGATCACTTAACGTTCTAATTAAAAAATTAACGTCTAATAAAATATCACTATAAAGTTGATTACCTAAAAATGAAGCTCTTGGAAATTCTTTTTCATCTACACCAGCTCCAAAATCTAATCTTTTATTATTTGGTTTCTTTTTTAATAAACAAACATGAGGATTAGATGATATATGATCATCGTAAGTCAAAAATGGGCTATTAACTCGAATCTTTGATTCTTCATCATTATAACCAAACTTTACTAGAGCATTAGTTTTTCCATTTACATACATATTGACCGTATTGTTAAGTATTTTGAAAAAACTACTAAAAGTGATATAAACTTTTTTGCTTCCGTTTTTAATATCTGTGTTAACATCGTGTAAATAGTACGGTCTATCTCCTCTATCTAAACCTATAGGAAAGTTACCTTTTAATTCATCAATTTGAGAACCTCTTTGCCCTGTAGTAGTGTATATATTATTAAAAATTTCTAAAACCGTAGAAATTTTATCCATAGACGAAGACTCAGATTTTTTACCTGTAAGTAGACCTTGAGCCATTGCAGCGGATTCACTTACCTGATCTATGAATGATAAAGAATCAGGTCCTTTTATATTTTTTATTTCTCCTGATGTTAGTGCTTTTATTGAGTCTATAATACCTCCGGCACTTATAATATAAAACGTACAATCATACCCACCCTCAATATTAAAAGAATATTGAAAATTCATACAGAATCCTAATATAGCATCGTAGTTATAATCTGAAGATTGTTTTAATTCTTCTATTTTTTTGCTATATCAGTCCTTTTACTAGTATTAAAAAAATCTATTACTGATGGAACATCATTAATGATGTTTCTATTATTATCATAATACGAACTATGACCATATTCTAACAATAAAGTATACCCGGGTCTTAAATACAGTCTTTCAAATATCTCTAACTGCTCTAAACTATTTACTTTAAAAGCTACATCAGTTTTACGGATAGTACCTTGATCATTTTGAGTAACTATTTCTATACTATCTACTCCTGGTATAGGTCTAAACCCTAAAGCTCCGTCTTTAGTATATGATGAATCTTTTCCTGTTTGATTAAAACCTTTATTTAATTTATTTAAAATCCCGCCTTGAAGTATATTATTTTCAGCTTTAAATTTTGGATCAGTTTCTTCATCAATAATTACTCCAGAAGATATTCTTGCCCAACCGGTACTGCCGTGTTGAACTGCTAAGTCTCTATCCGTTAAATTTTGAGAAGCTCTTTTTTGACTACGTACTTGTAACTGCTCTTGTACTTCAAGTTTAAAAGGAGCTCCTATTAAAGGTGCAGCCATTATCTATTATTATTTGCGGCTCTATACAGATCTAAAACCCTTGATTTACTTAAAGGTATTTTTAACTGCACGCCTGGTCTTACTACTAAACTATCTCTTACAGATGTATTTGCAGAAGCTATTACCCACCATAGTGAGGAATCTCCATAAAATTGTAATGCAAGAGTATCAAATCTATCTCCGCCAGTACTTATGACATATATATCCTCTTCA